GAGATGGTGATGATGGTGATGAAGGATATCAAGGAGAATTTGACTATAAGTATTATAAAGGTCAAATAGATGCAACATTAGAAGCATTAGAGGCAGTTGAAGAAGAATTGATAAGAGATTTAGAGCAAAGAAGTGATGATGATATGTATAGAGGCTCATCAGCAGCACAACAAGCAGAAAATCAAGCTCGTAGATATATTCAAGGAGCTGAAAAACAATTAGAAGGTTTAGCAAAGATGTTAGATAGATTAGAATCTCAAGGAGAATTATAATGAAAAAATTTGAAAATGACTTATATAAACTCATTAATGAAAAATATCTAGGTGAAGAACAAGAACAAAAGATAACTAAAGAAGAAAGATCATCATTTTTAGAAGCAGTCTCCAATTTTCATAAGTTAGGAGAGATGGTATATTCCAATGCTAAACTACAAGAGGTCACCAAAACGTTGCAAAGTGTTATGGAACAGGCCGAAAAAGTGACAATGCAAGAATCAGAACATTGGTTTGATAATATGACCGTATCTCGTCATATGAAACAAATGAATGAGGCTATGAAAGTATTTGAAAAGACTGCAGGTGAAATGAATGGGTTACAACAAAGATTGGAATCTGCATATGAAGATATGGGATCAGTACTAAATAGATATTACAAAATAAATGAAGCTTTATCAGAAGATCAATACACAGCAGGTGTTGATGACGGAGATGCGAGCGATGGAATATAAAATTATAATTCCAGAATCATTATTAGAATATATAGTAGACCGTTCAGATGCAAAAGAATTAACAGAATTATGTGGATTGTTTTGTCAAGGAAAGAAATGGGTTAAAAGTAAAACTAATAAAAAGTTTCAATCTGCAATGAGTTAATACAACATTATAATAATTTTATTAGGATTTACGAAAAAAAGTTATTATATTTAAATTAGTTACAATATAAAATATTCATTATATGCAAAAGAATCAAAAACATCATGAAAGTATACTACCAGGAGTAGGTGTATCAGTAGTAAAAACAAATCGATCACCAAATGGTGATATCGAATTTGCTCTTAAAAAATTCAAAAAAGAAGTTAAGTCTTCAGGTAAGTTAACAGATTTAAGAGACAAATCAGAATTCCGATCAAAAAAGGATATACAACGAGAACAAAAAGATCGAGCTCGATTTTTTCAGCAAATGGAATCAAAAGAACTTCGACAATCATAAATTAACTTTTTTTTTATTTAATCTGGTAGTTTGTACTGTATCGTCAATATATATAATTGTTAACGATACAGTATTCCAATATACTGTCACTCAATCAATCATATTAACGAGTAATTAATTACTCAATCTATTAAGGTTCTTAATAACCTTATTTCCAAATTAAATAAGAGGAGAAAAACTATGGCAAAAACAGATTTGCTTAAAGAGGCCATTGCTGACGCGAAAGCGGTACGAGAAACAGCATTAGCCAATGCAAAAATTGCATTAGAAGAAGCTTTCACTCCACGAATCCAAAGTATGTTATCTGCGAAACTTTCAGAAGAAGAAGAAATGGAAGATGACCCGATGGCTGAAATTGACGAACTTCCTGCATCTGAAGGTGGCGACGATGTCGTTACTGGAGAGGACATGGAAATGGATGAAACTGCTGAAGAACCAACTGAAACCAATGGTGACGGAATGGATACTGCAGCAGGCGCACCAGTTGATGAAGACATGGAAGGCGAAGAAGACTTAGAACTAGAAGCTATTTTAAGAGAATTAGAAGACGAACCAATGGAAGAAGTTTCTGATTCATCTGATATAGGTAAAGGTGATAATAAAGTCAACCAACCTTCTGGTGATGATACTGAAGATCCAGGTGAGGGTGACCTTACTGAGGAAAAGGAGGACATGGAAGAAGAAAAAGACGATGACGTGACAATGGACGAAATTATCAAAGCTTTGAGAGAAGATGATGGTGATGACGATATTGAAGAAACAGAAGACAAAGAAGATGTAACTGAAACAGCTGAAAAAGATTTAGAAGAAGCTTATAACGTTATTAAATTTTTGAAATCTAAAATTAACGAAGTCAATCTTCTTAATGCAAAATTATTATTCTCAAACAAGTTGTTTAGAAATCATTCATTAAATGAAAATCAAAAAATGAAAGTAATTGAAAACTTTGACAGAGCTCAATCATTGAGAGAGGTTAAATTAGTATTTGCTACATTATCTGAATCATTTAATATTAATGGTAGAAAAACAAAAAGAACAATCAAAGAAAGCTATGCTTCAAAAGCTAGTCGCTCAACTGCACCAAAGAAAGTAATTTCTGAAGGTAATGCTTTAGCAGCTAGGTGGAAAAAATTAGCTAACTTATAAAATTAAAATAAAGAGGAGAAAAACTCATGAATATTAATTCATTATTACCTCATAATTCACAAGCCAATCAAAATGCTGTGTCAATCCAACTTGAAAAAAAGTGGGAAAGAACAGGTCTTTTGGAAGGCATGAGTAATGAGGTTGAAAAGAAAGGCATGGCGGTTCTTTTAGAGAATCAAGCTAAGCAACTAGTAACAGAAGCATCTTCAACAGGTACTTCAGCAAATTCAGAAGAATGGTCGGGTGTAGCCCTTCCATTAGTTAGACGAATATTTGCTGAAATAGCTGCTAAAGATTTTGTTTCTGTTCAACCAATGAACTTACCATCAGGTCTAGTATTTTATTTAGATTTCAAATTTGGATCTAAACAAGGTACAGACGGCACTAATGCTGGTAACAATGACTTTTTGACAGGTCAAGGAAGAACATCACAAGGTGATTCAGTATTTGGTATTACTGATAAAGGCGGAAAAGGTACTAATGCAGCAGGAGGTGATCCTGCTACTGAAGGTCTTTACGGTCCAGGAAGATTTGGATATTCAATTAATGATGTATCCCAATCATTACAAATAGGCCCATTATTAGCACAAACAGGTTCGTTCACAGTAGGAACGGAAACATTTGTCGCTGATAATGCTACCAATTTAGCCGGTGCTGCATTTGACTATTTCACTAATTACAACGCTGAATTATCTGCATCATTCCAAACTAATTCATATTTTGCAAAAGTATTATCAGTATCATCGTCTTTATTAACAAGACCTGATATGAGAGGTATTAGAGCATTTAATGTATCTGGTTCAGGAATATTAGGAGTATATCCAGAATTCACTAGAATTTCATATAGACCTAATAATACTGAGACAGAATCAATTTGTTTCTTGATTAGAACAGCAGCAGATAATGCTAATGTATTGGATACTGCAGCAAGAGGTAATATATTCTATCATCAAGCTCCTACAGAAGCAGCTAGAGGTGATTTTGAAGACACTACCGGAACAGCTGTTGGATCTGTCGACATTCCAGAAATTAATCTTGAAATGCGATCTGAGGCAATTGTTGCTAAGACAAGAAAGTTAAAAGCTGTTTGGTCACCTGAATTTGCTCAAGACTTGAATGCTTATCATTCAGTTGATGCTGAAGCTGAATTAACTTCTATGTTATCTGAATATGTTTCGCAAGAAATTGATTTAGAAATTTTAGATATGTTGATTCAAAATGCACAAACAACTGAACGATGGTCTGCGAAAATTGGATTTGAATTTGATACATCAACTAATTCATTCACTCAAGGTAATGCAGTAGCACAAGCATATAACCAAGGAACATGGTTCCAAACTTTAGGTACTAAAATACAAAAAGTTTCGAACAAGATTCACCAATTAACATTAAGAGGTGGAGCGAACTTCCTAGTATGTTCACCAACTGTAGCAACTATTTTGGAATCAATTCCAGGATATGCTGCTGATACAGATGGCGATCAAATGCAATTTGCAATGGGTGTTCAAAAAGTTGGTTCTATTAATAGTAGATTCCAAGTTTACAAGAATCCTTATATGACTGAAAATACTATATTAGTTGGATATAGAGGTGCACAGTTCCTAGAAACAGGTGCTGTTTATGCTCCGTATATTCCATTAATTATGACTCCATTAGTATATGATCCTAATAACTTTACTCCAAGAAAAGGTGTGATGACTAGGTATGCTAAGAAAATGGTACGTCCTGAATTTTATGGTAAGATACATGTAGGTCATTTAAATACTATTTAATAATTAATTGATTATTGAATTATAATTAATAATTACTAAATAAGTAACTGAAAGGGGGAGACTTTGGTCTCCCTTTTTTTGTGGCTCGATATTTATATTAAATAGGTT